GCCGGCTTCCCATGCCGCGAAGATCATGTTGACCTCGCAATCAAGTTCGGGGTTCGACGCTGGGACTGGCGTAGTGTACCCCACGACCGTGCCATCTGTGGCAATTGTAACCGCGTCGAACGCCTCTTCGAAATCGGGTAGATCATGAAGCGGGTTTACTGCAATGGGGACATGGGGGTCTAGCATGTAGTACTCAGTCTCTTGAGGGAGGGTAGTAAGAAACGTTCGTGATCTTTTCTTTCCGGGCCTGCCACCACCACACGCCTTATTGAGTGCCATGGACTTAACAAACCTGTTGTTCGGAATTCCTGAGTAGACTTCTGACATATCCAAGGGACGTGGGACAATACCCAACTTACGGAACCCATCAGCAACCTTCTCGCAATAATGCTCAATGACTGCCTCATCCAGTGGTCCGGAGCGTGGTTGAGAGCCCCGGGCCCCAAATTGGAGAACCGTGGCAGCAGCTTTGTTGGCATTCAGGGGGGGAGCATCGTGCAGTCTCGGAATTCCCTCATCTTCTAGCGCAGAGCTCATCGGAGTTAGCTCAATTAAAGACTTGTTGCTCACACGGGAGTGCTTGTCGTGACCAACTGGGAACACCGAAGGGGGTGTTTCTGTGCATTCCGGGCCCCCATTACGTAGGTAGTTGGTGCAAACTCTACGCGAGGGTTCATCGGTTGGCAAAGGGGGCATCGATGGGATCACATTGTCCAACATCATATTAGAAAATGTGACAGAATCGGCCTGGTTGGTCGTAAGAGATGCCAAGAATCGTTTCCATTCGGAGAATGGTACAACTGTACAATTCGATTCATCCGGACCTACACGCGCGATATGAAAACCAAGAATCACGTGGGGGGATTCCGTGGAAATCAAGGGGCTGCCACAATCTCCAGCTCTTGTGGGGGTTGTTATGATGGAGTTAAATCCCGGAGTCTCACGTGTTTCTGTTCTGATGTCAGCGACAACAGGAAAAACCTTAAGTTTTTGGGAATCTGTAACCAAAACGCACTCACCTGCCGATGTTCCTACACCCGCATTCAACAAATCAACCGCATACTCGTGGTTCAATAGGCGTTCGATATTGCGCATGGGAAAACGTGTGGACAATACAGCAAAACACATGTCTGTGTCAAGACCCGCCACTTGGATCCGGAAAAGTGAGTTGATCCGAACAACAGACTTATTCCCCGTCCCTGGGAAATTTAGCGTGTAAGCTCTATTAAGGACCACCTCATCCCTATGAACAGGAAGAAGGATGGTGTTCGAAGTGATAAACAACACTTTGCATCCTGCCGTAGGGGTGGCGGCTGTGTCCGAAAAGGTTGTCATTAACGCCGAATTCCCACGAATCACAGATAACAGCTGGTCCATAGTCATGGTTTTGAGATCATGGGGAATCTTTGATTGAACGACAATAGGCTCCCGTTGTAACCACTGATCTGGTTGGTTGATGCGGTCCTCCAACTCATCGACTGTCTCAACTAACATCCCCTCGTTCTTAGTCCGAGCCGCAAGAACCCGTTCAATCTGTCGTCGGCCGAGTGACCCCTCATGGGCCCAGAGGTCTTCCTCACTGGCCTCAGCCATGACGCGGTACTCATGCTGCTCTAACGGGATGCCAATACCTATTCCGTGTATATACAGCTCTTGATGCTTGTATCCTGCTGCGAATAAATCCTGCAGCTGTTTCTCCAAGCGATCGGCTCTTTCATCGCTCCGTCCCCGGGGGCGCCAGTAACCATCGTCGGGATCGCCCCCACCGGTCACCCAGACAATATCCGACAACCCTCGTCCCTCCTCGACGTGTTGTCTCCAGGACCAATGAGCAGCTGAGGTGGCCGATCTGGGTAAAGGATTACCACCCCATGTCGACGGACGCGGAACCCGAATCCAAAGTGGATCGGATTTGATAATCCACTCCGGTACACCGTCCTGGGTTCCATCCTTCCACTCCAGATCTTCGGGTTTAAAACCCATTGACAAAAGAGCCCTTCTGTGGCAAGAAACTTCATCATGGACGGAACCAAGCTCCACCGGATCTTCATCCTGGAGTTCCTCCGATAGCAAGGCCGAAATATCATCATCGAACATCATTTCCATAGTCTCTTGAGGATTCTGGAGGTCGACATGAGGATCTTGCTTTCTCTTCCTCTTCGCATCCATACTTGCCTTCAGAGAATACATCCCAAACCCGAGACCAGCAAGTACCGTTGCCACCTTCAGGAAATCGCGATATGTGGTGTCCCAATAAGGAGTAATTTCGCCCTGCTTTAGATTCTCACCTACGATACGGGTAGTTGCTGCTTCGGACACGCGCTCGACACACATTGTCATCAAGAGCATAATACAAAACACGACAATAGCTAGAGGCGGCATAATCAACACGAATGGAGCTGCAAATGCAAAACACGTGTATATGTTAAAAATGGAGTGAAGAACCGTGGACAGCGCACCAGACACCAAGGGTCTCAACATAACGCGCAAGCCTGCCACGGGGAATAAAGCGAACGACAACGGGATCTGCTTTGAAAAGTAACTACCGTGAAAAGGCATCCCGTGAGGATTAGAATATCCACTCTCGTCGACCACAGAGGGTGGACGCCCTAGATGTGGGAGATTAGATTCCTTCAACAAATCGTCAACCTTGTCATCCAGGTTAACCAGATCTCTCTTGTTCTTTGTGATCTTAGAGGGTTTCCAGAAATTCCACCCGGAACCCTGCTTCGCGCCTAGCTCTTTCGGCATGAAAGAAGCGCATAAACAACTACGTTGGGGATTGGCACATCCCGTGCATAAGGTCTGGCCTCTGACTCGGGTGAGTCCACCAATATATTTCGTTGTTTCCTCCTGCCGCTTCTTAATACGCTTATACATGTAAGCTCTCCACTCCGGCACCGTCATGGGGCTACCAATTTCTACCGTCTTAGTGGACCGAGAAGCTCCAGAGACATCTCCCTGTACATCCGAAACAACGAATTGATAGGCTTGAATGAGGTACACGGACTCGTCGGGGACCATTGTACCGTCCGTCGCGTTCATGACAAAAGGACACTTGTCCGGGTCAGGGACAATGTGTTCCCCGCCCGGAGATCTCTTCCCAAACTCGGGCTTCACTGTGACTTCGAAAAAGTCACAGCGTCGGTTGGTTGCTGATGGATCTCTAACCTTGGAATTTATGCCAAA